TCCAGTTCCGTAGTCAGTAGCGTTAGCATCATTATTTTGTATTCTTGCTTCATACCAAATAATTGTTCCAGGGTTAGTGATTGCCCCATCGCTATTTCTAGTTTCTGCCACCGCTTGAAAAGTGTTAGCAGTTTTTACTAAAGCTAATCCATTGTTATCTGTAGTGTTAGCTGAAGTTAAAGTTACTGCTCCGCCTACTTCATTTGAGATTCCAGCTGCTGCTCCACCATCTGCAATAGATGTAGACCATTCTGAAGCTGGTAGTGTGTTATAAATAAAATCATCTTTATAACATACGTAGTTAGGATTGTTATCAACTGGTAAATCCTTAAACCATTTTTTATTACTATTCAAACCAGCAAACATTACTGCGTTTGTAAAGTGTGTTCCTGCCATAATTTCCTCCTGTGTATAGCCGTTGCACTATGTAGTCTCTATACCGTCTGCCTAGCCAGTCTACATAATAATTAATCTAGGTTTTTATATTATACATAAAAAAAGGGGCGATGTAAAACACCGCCCCTTTAGTAAATACTTACGTATTATCTATTAACTAGTTGGTAAATTTCCGTTACCAAATACACATCTTGGATCAGAAAATCCAAAAGAGTATCTTTCTCTAGCTTTAAATCTTACGTTTCCAGTATCAAAGTCACCTTCCATTGCAGTTTTGATTGGTGATCTAACGAACATTTTAAATCCATTAGGTACATCAGTCATTAAGAAGTAAGAATCAGTATCAGTTAAAAAGTTATTAACTACATAACCTTCTGGTACCATTCCCATGCTTCTTACCGCATTGATGTCATTATCTGCAGTTCCTGTTCTCATAGGAGACTTCATAATTCTCTCAGCAGTAAATTGTAATTCTTTTGGAATTACCATTTTTCTACCTTGAGCTGCTATTCTTAAGCCTCTCTCGTCAACAAAACCAGCAATGTCAATCAATGACTGCTCAAGTGAAGTTTCATTAAGATCTGCAGCTGTAGCAAGAACATTTGAGAAAGTTCCACCAGTTGCTAATGGGTGAGAAGAATTAATTAAAGATACTCCATCTCCACCAGTTACTGTTGTTACTTGCGCGTTGTTCAATACGTTTGCAGCTTTCACTTGTTTTGTGTTTGCCATAGATCTTGCAAGAGCTCTTGTGTATCTTGCAGCTAATCTATCGTATAGGTTGTCTTCGATTGCTTCCTCTGTGATAGCAAATGCTAACGCGATTGTATCGTGAGTGTATCTTGCAGTGAATGTTTCAGTTGCTTGATCAAACACGACTCCAGCACCTTCTTGTTTAGTTGGTGCAGAAGCAAAACCGCTTAACATTACTTCCTCTTCGAAAGCTCTGTCAGATGTTTCAGTAGTATAAATTTCAGCATGCTGATTTTCATATCTACTATATTCCAGGCCGAATAAAGCATTCAAACCTGGCTCTAGTTCTTTAACTAGTTGTGATCGTGATATTGCCATAGTTTAACTCCTTATTACGCTATACCTGTTCCACTTCTGTAGAAGTGGTTGTTGATTCTAACCAGTACATTCGCATTAGATGTTGAAACGTCAGAATTTTCAGGATCTTGCGAAATATCAATTGCTTGAATTGCAAAAGTAGTTGCAGTTCCTGATGTTCCCACGTCTAGCATCGCTTGTGAAATACCAGTTGTTGTACTTCCATTGTTGGAATCCAACGAGTAGTTTTTAAATAGATCCGCTCTTGTGAAAGCCGCATCTGCATTCATTAAAAACACCGCATCTGGATCATCTATTACAAATGCAGTAATGTCGCTTGCATTTGTTGATGCCGGATAAAAGTTTTTGAATGTAGGCTTACTAGTAGTTGGATCAGTAAAAAAACATCCGTTGAAAACACCCACAACAGCTTCCGATGTATTAGCTACATGTCTCTCAATATTTCCAGTTGACACAGGTATTACCAAATCACCCTGAAAAATATTTTGACCATAATTAGCTTTGATCGTATATCTGTTTTGAGCTCCAGCTAATGGTGTACCATCTAGTTTTCTGTAAGGTCTTAGACCAAACTTTTCTAGTTGATTTGCCATAGTTGTTTTCTCCGTTTATTTATATTTAACTTATCCAAGTTACTTATAGGTATCGCAAAAATATTACTTTTTACGAGAACCGCCAAAGGTAACTCTAGACTGCCTCTCTATATTGATTGGCATGTCCGGGTGTTGCTCCTTCATAAGATCTCTATCAATCGCGTCTGTTCTGTCTTGAGTAATTTTTTTAAAATACTCAGCACGTTGTTTTAAAATCTCTTCTGGTATCCTTGCCAACACAAGGCCTCCAATTCCGATCAAACCAGCATGTTTTCCTTCAGTAATAATTGGGTAATCATGTTCACCTATTTCACTTAAAAGTGTTTCAGCTTTCAAAAATTCCCAACCTTCCCTTAGTTTCTTTGAAACGTTTGCAACGTCCTCGAAACCTGCAGTAGAAGTACGTATCCATCTATGACAGTACCCCTGCGGTGCAGCTGGCGCATCCAAACTGGATGGTGGAGTCCAATCTTTTTTTCTAGTTTCTTTAACTCTAGTATTAGACTCGCGTGAAGTTTTTATTTTTTCCATGTTATACTCCTTCCTTCACGTATTTTGCGTATTCCTCTAGTGGCACCCCTAATTTCTTAGCGATAACTACCTGTGATTTGGTGAGCTTCACAGACTTGCGTCCACCTGATCTTCTACTCACAGAAGCCACGTTCTGGACGGGTGCAGCTTTTGTTGGTTCTTCAGTTGAAGATTCGGCAAACTTCTGAGGGAAATATTCCTTCATACGTTTGTTTATTTGATTATAATACTCATCAGTATTCCCGTCAATTCCCTGCTGTACAAGCTCTTCGTGTATACTCATAGCAGCTCCTGTCAGAACTCTATCCGTCCCAAACCAATCATTGTCTTCAGCCCATCTTTGAGCTTTTGGACTAATTGGTGGTTGTGGTTGTTCTGTAGATTGACTAGGTTGTGATTCAGCATCTTTTTTCTTTGCCTCTTTTTCACCTAGAGACATTGAAACTTTTTCTTTCTCAACAGCTAGTTTAGTTAATTGATCATTAGCTTCCATAATCTGCTCAGCATCTTGTGCTTCAAGTGCTAATTTAAGCTTATTTTTTGCTGTATCTCTTTCAGAATCAATTCTAGCATCATACTCTTTGAGATAATTAGTATCTGTTTCATCAAGCTTCTTATCAACAGTATCGTACTTATCCTTAATACCTTTTGCATATTCAAGAGCTGCTTTTTCTCTTCTTTCAGCTTCTCTTATTTGAAAGGTAAGTTTTTTTATACGCTTTTGAACCTTGTCAGAATATTCTTCAAGATCACCTTTATCTTCCTCAACCTTTTGCTCTACCCTTTTTGGCTCAGGTTCAGTAGGTTCTTCTTTAGTTTCCTGTAAAAGTTCTTTAGCTGTTTTACCACCAGTTACATCTGTGTAACCTAGGTCAACATTTTCTTTTTGAGCAAAAGACTCATCTGGTTCTTTTGCTTCAGGTACGTCAACGTTTGTTTCATTAACGCCATCAGTATCTAACTCCACTTCGGGAGATTTATTTTCTTCAGCCATTTATCCTCCTTAGTAATGGTGCAAAATATCACGTGGATTTTTAATTGTTGAAATAACTTCATCATCATTCAACACTCTTACTTCTCCACCTTCAATTTTGAATCTTGAACCAGCGTACCTACTGAATATTATCCATTCGTGTAGTTTACACCAAGGTCCTAACGGAAATTTTTCTTTGTCTCTATAACAAAGATTACCCATTTTAAGGACTAAACCGCATACGGTTGTCATCTGTATCGTTTCTGCAGTTTGATCAGATAAAATTATACCACCTTTTGTTTTTTTAGGACCAGCATATGGTAATACCAATAATCTGTAACCTGTAGGTGTTGGTAATCTATCTAATAATTTTTCGTCTATTGCTTTGGGATCAAGGACTGTTTTTACTTCTTCTTCGGGTTTATACGAGTCTCCAAGTTTTTTGTCAGCCCGTTTCGGTTTCACCGTGGACATTGTCATCTTCTAACTCCTGTTTGTTCAGCAGGTCTTTTAGTTCCTGTTGCAAATCTTCTAAAGATTTGATTTGCCCTCTAACATATTGTAGTTGGTCCATGGTGTCAACACTATATATAGCGGCTTCTTTATACCTCTCAAGTCGCTTTTTTATTAGTTTTTGAAGGAGTGAAATTGTATTTAAATCCATTAGTATTTCCTTAATATTATTTTATTTTTACCGATATGCATAGGTTTAATATTCATTAATTCAGCTACCTGTACACACATAGGCGATTTAAAAGATTCATAGTCATCCAAAATCATAAAGCCCTTTAAATTTAACCTTTCTCCGAAAAAAATAATTTCTTTTAAGACATCAATTGTTTTATGTGGTCCATCTAAAAACACTAAATCATAATCATTTCTAACAACTCTTTTATCTTTATAACTGGGGACACCATCATGGAATCGAGCCATAAAATCATCATCACTCATTTGAAATAAAGTAAAATTATCAAAATGCAAATTTTGCAATAATGTTGTTTTCATTGAATTAGGATATGTAGGAGAGACACCACTTGTATGTTCAATCTTAGAGTCTTTATCAAAATGATCATAATTGATATCACCATAAGGATCTATACCTATGTGCCAGTGATTTTTATGTTTTAATGATTCTAAAATTACTTGTGAACCTTTACCTAACCTTACACCAATCTCGCAAGTAAAAGGATTATCATTCATGATAAGTCCACAAATTTTTTCAATTAAATCGTATTCTATGCTATCGCCTTCAATCATCAAATTCTTTTAATATATCTAACTTATCCTCTGCTTCTGCAATTTTTGCAACAAGTTTATCGGCCTCGTTTACAACATCAGGATGTTCTGCAACCCCTACGGGATTCTCTAAATATATTTTAAGATTTGCTTCAGCCTCTGATATAACAGCATTATATTTATCTTCTAGAGCTTTTAAGATTACACTACGCATAAGATACTATGCATATTTTTTATGGTTTATGCAAATGTTTTTACGTTAGTTGGTTTACCGCCAACACCTTGTGGTTTACTTCTCTTCCTTGCAACAGCAGAACGCCTTTGCGATTCTGTCATTCGGGCGGCTTTTGCAGCAGGTACGCATTTGGGGTATTTTCTTTTTGATCCACTTGCAGATTTTCTTCCACATTCTCTAAATCCTCCACCTTTCTTTTTTGAGCCTATGTCCACCCATTTCTGAGAAAACCATTTTTTAAGGCCTCCCTCTTTCATGTACTGGATATTTTTTTGCATTACATTAAGTCTTTGTAATAATCAGCCATTCCACCTGCAGTGTAACC